CTGATTTATGCCAATACTTTTCAACCACGCCTGCACGTCGAAAGACGGACAAGCCTTTGCGGCTACTTCGTTATGGCCGATAATCTTAACTTTCGGGTGTGCGGCGTGGAACTCTTTAACATACTTTTCCAGGGCTGCCTTCTGTTGCGACGTGCGGGTGTCTTTTGCGGTTTTTCCGTCGGCGGCACAACCACCGGCGTAGACAATATGCCGGCTAATGCTGTTGTAGCCTTTAGCGCCGTTGGTGATCTCCCAATTGTCCACCAGGTCGTCCTCGTTATTGGCAACCAAACGTTCCACGCTGCCATTAAGGTGGAACAGGTCGGTATAACCTACCTGCTTCCAGCCACGCCCGCCCTGAGAGACCGGCGACGTGTGCCAGCGGCGTATTTCGTCGCTCGACACGTCGCGTCCCTCCGGGGTAGCCGTGCAGTGGATTACCAGATATTTAAGAGCCTGTGCCATTTATTTATGCAGTTTCTACGGTGCTGACGATTGCGCCACGGGTGCAGGCCGATTTAAGCGGCAAGCAGATGCCCCACTTGCGGAAATTCACAAGGTTGCGGTGGTACAATGGGTCGGTCTTCGCCTCGCTGTAATACATTTGCACACTGCCGTTGGCTTTCATCATGCCGGGCACGTAGAACGCAACAGATGCCTGGCGGTCGGTCGATGTGGTGGCCGCGCCGTAGGTCTTCTTTTTGCCGGCGCTGGTGTAGTAAGGTGTGCCGTTGTATTCGTAAATGTCGAAGCCATAAAGACGCGCAATCTTGCCTTCGGTCTGGTTGATGTTGTAGGCTTCGCGGAACTTCTGGTCGGTCAGCAAAAGGTCGTTAACGTGGTCAGAGCAGAGCACCAGCACACGGTCGCTCGCCGGCATATTCATTTTGTCAAAGGCTGCCTTGAGCGTCACAATGTCGGCGGGGGTCAACCTTTTGCGCAGGTTGGCGGTGTCGACTTCGCCTGTGGTACGTAGCACCACGGTTTTGTTTGCCGTATGCTCGTCCGGCGCAATGGCATGGATAGCCTTTTGGCGCACGGCCTCTTTGATAGCTTCGCGGTGGCGCTCCTGAACGCTGGCCATTTTGTCGTAGCTTACTGCGTGCAATTCGTCGTCGGTCACAGGGGTGGCCTCGGTGTCGAACTTGTCCAGACTTACGGGCTTGTCTGCGTCTTCCAGCTTAGTAATGGCAAGCGGATAGGTGGAGTTATTAATCAATACATTGGGGTCGCCGCCCAGCTCGGTAAAGTGGATAACGTCATTTTCCACATACTGATCATAAGAGCGGATGCGGTCGTACCAGCCTAATGCTTCGGCAGCAGTACGGAACGCTTTAATCATTTCTGCCGTCCAGATCTCGGTAAACACACCGGCGTGGAGGGCACCTACGGGCATGAATCCACCGGCAAGCAGGGCTACACCGTTAGCCATGAGCGCACCCACGGCAGGCGTGCCGCCGACGGCACACGACAGGGTGGCGCCCATTGCGCTGTTTACGCCAATGGCGCAAAGCATCATGCACGAACAGCTGAAAATTTTTAGAATTGCTTTCATTGTTAATTAAATCGCTATTAATGTTGGTTATTGACTGTTTAACGGGGCAGTTCCATGCCATACTCGGCCTTGTAAAGGCGGGCATACTCCTGCGGTTGGTCGTTTTTGAGCTTCTCCACCTGGTCGGCGGGAACTTCCGACAATTTGGCAAAGGTTTGGTGCTCCTGACCGGCGGGCTGGCCGGCGCTGTCGTTGGTCTTGTTGATTAAGTCCAGGGGCTTGCTGGCGGGTGCCATGCACTCCAGCGTTTCAGTGAGCTGCTGCACACCTACGTTTTTGCCCAGCTGGATAAAGTGGTCGCGTTTGGCCTCGGTGATACGCTTGTCCTTGACGGCCTGATCAACGGCGGCGGTAATGGCTGCAAGCTCCATGCTGTGGGCTTTGTCGGCCTTGCTTTTGAGCAACTGCACGGCGTTGTGCACCTGCTCGTCGGTCGCGCCCTCTGCGAGACCGAGCAGCTGTAACGTTTCTTTGTTCATGCTTTTATTTGTGTTGTTTTTGTTAATATTGGCCTCCGGCTTTGTGTCGTCGGCGTTGCTTGTTTCGGTGTTTTGTGCCAGCGTCAGCAGGGGCAGCGCTTCGCTTTCGTCGCCGGCTGCCAATGTCAACAGCTGGCCGCTATTGGTTAGCTGCAATGCGTCGTCGTTGCTGCCCACGTCCACAATGCTGACCTCTGTCAGCTTGCTGCGCATAATGGTGGCGCGGGTCTGTCCCGGCACGAGGTTGGCCTGATCCACGCTGACCTCGATAATATCCAGGCCGGCGCTGCACATTTTCAAGAACCCGTTGTTCCACTTGTCGGCTATCTGCTTTGCAAATGGGTCGTTCTCGTCGAATACGGGCGTACCTTTTAGCGCGTCCCCGTCCACATGCAAGTTATCCACGCGGCCAATGGGCAACGGGTTGTTGTCGTTGAAGCTCCTGCGGTGCATCCATAGCAGTACAGGGTTCTTTTGGTACTGCTCTATGTCGATGCCCGCAGTAATTACACGGCTGCCGTAACTGTTCAGGCGGCTGGTGCTTATAATCATTTCTTTTGCCATTTCGTTGGTCTCCTATTTGGTTGTGGCGGCGGCAGGACTCGAACCTGCGACCTTGAGGGAATGAACCTCACGAGCTACCACTGCTCTACGCCGCATTGAATGCAACTTTCGGTGCAAAATTCAATAGTTTATCTAACTCCCACAAAAAGAGTGTAAAGAGTTTACACTCTTTTTTTAATTCCGGCCTATTATGTTGAATTTTGCGGCAATTAATATTAACAATAACCCGCAGCGCCGGGCCTCCCGGTGCCGCATTAACAACATTAAAATTATGGCACCGAATGGCGACAAAGAAAGAGCGTGAAGAAAAGAAAGACTACGCCCGCATTCTATTCATGCAGGGCGACAGCCAAAAAGTGATAGCCGAAAAAACCGGTATCTCGGCGCAGACCATTACTAAATGGGTAAACGCAGAGGGGTGGCAGGAACAGCGCGCCGCGCAGAACATTACCCGCCCCGAACTCGTCAACAAGCTGCTCCGTACTATCGACAAAATGCTGGAAAGCGTAAACAACACCAACGACCCCGACGCTATCAATGGCCTGGGCGACAAGCTGGCCAAATTTTCGGCCACTATTGAAAAGCTGGACAAGCAGACCAGCATCGTGGACGTTATCGAGGTCTTTATGGCTTTCAGCAAATGGCTGCAATTTCAGGCACAATATGATGAGGGTATAACCCCCGATCTGCTGAAAACCATTAACCGCTACCACAACCAATATATTGACTACCTGATGCAAAACAAACTAATAAAATGACATGCCAAAGTACGACAAACTAACACGAAAAGAGGCACTCGAACTGTGGAAGCAACACTGTGAGACTGTCCAGACGGCCACCGTTGTGGGGCGGGGTGAAACCAACCAACAGCGGGAGCAGCGCATTAAGCGCGTGCGCGCCGATTATGCCGCGTTTGTCGACTACTACTTTCCCCACTACACCCAGAACCCACAAACAGGCGTGCAGACCCCCTGCGCGCCTTTCCACATTAAGGCGGCCAACCTCGTAAAGAAAGAAAAGAACCTGCGCGCCGTCTTTAAGTGGCACCGTGGCGCGGCAAAGTCCACACACCTGGATATATTCATCCCCCTGTGGCTAAAGTGCCAGCAGCAGCGCGAAATTAACGTTATGGTGCTGGTGGGTAAGAGCGAAGACAACGCAAACACCCTGCTGGCCGACATTCAGGCCGAGTTACAGTTCAACCAGCGTTATATTAACGATTTCGGCCAGCAGTATAATAATGGCAATTGGGAGGAGGGATCATTCGTCACTAAAGACGGCACCGCCTTTTTTGCCCGTGGCCGTGGGCAGTCACCCCGTGGTCTGCGCTACCGCAGCCACCGCCCCGACTACATAGTAATTGACGACCTCGACGACGACGAACTCTGCGAAAACCCCAACCGTGTGCAGCGCCTCACTGATTGGGTTAAGGAGGCTTTGTTCGGTGCCCTCGACGGTGGCCGTGGCCGCTTTATCATGGTGGGCAACTTGATAGCCAAAAACTCCGTCCTGCAAAACATTGCTCAGACCAAAGGCGTGCAGGTGTCGCAGGTGAATATCTGGGACAAGAACGGCAATGTTTCGTGGGCTGCCAAATGGACACCCGCCGAAGTGCAAGCCATTGAAGACTTCCAGGGCTACCGCTCCTTCCAAAAAGAATATATGAACAACCCCATTGTCGAGGGTGCCGTCTTTCGTCAGGAATGGATCCGTTGGGCGAAGCGCCCGGCGTGGGGACAGTTTCAGGAACTTGTGTTATATATCGACCCCTCATGGAAAAGCACGCAGAAAAATGACTATAAGGCTGCAAAGCTCTGGGGCAAAATCAAAGGTGGCCAGCTCTGGCAGCTCCGGGCATTCGTCCGGCAGGCCACAGTGGCCGAAATGGTGCGCTGGTGTTATGACCTCTACGAATGGGCCGGCACCGCGGGCGTTTCCAT